AAGTACAGAAGATTATCCCTGAAGCTGTACATGAAATAGATGGAGTTTTGCTGCTTGATTTAAATGTTTTGAGGAATTATGTGTCTCTAGCTAGAGAAGAGATTTTATCAAAGAGTTAGAGCATCTAAAATAATTGAATATAGATATTAAACTTTTAAAACAATGTCATTGGGACAAGCTTTCAGATTAGCTGGGACTTTGGGTAGATCTGGTACCGCTTTTGGACCTAGAGCCACAGCTACTGCAATACCTTTATTACAGCAGACCGCCCAATTCTTAGGTAATCCTTGGGGCAGAGCAGCCGTTGGCGGTACTATTGGTGCCACTACTAATCAAGAGGGAACTCTAGGAGGCCGTGTTAGAGGAGCTCTTGTAGGAGCAGGTATGGGAGCTCTTCCAGTTCCTGGAGCTGGGTGGGGTCAGGCTAAAGCTGCTAGTGCGATGACTGGTATAGGTTTAAACCCTCATTTAGCTGCTGGAATTGCTCAGACTGCTATCCCTCTTGGTTTAACTGGTTTTGCTGCTAATCAGGGAAGAGGAGGATCTTCTGCTGGTGGTGTTGCTAGAGGGGTACAGAGTGCTGCTGGGAATGTACTCGGTGGTGGTGCAAGGGCGCTTAATCAACAAGGTAATGTTGTCTCGATGAGTGAATTGCCTAAAGGCTTCTCTCCTCAATTAGAGAGAATGTTCCAAGGACCAGAAGGTAACTGGTGGTACAACTTAGATCCAGGTGGCTTACCAGCTGGTCAAAGACTTGGACGTCTACTCGGTGCCCAGACTGATGCTTCTGTTATGAACACTTTAGGTAACGCTCTTTATGGACAAACAGAAAGAGTTGCTAAGTCTGAACTAGCACGTCAAGCCGCTGCATATCAGCTTAAAGCTAATGTTGATCAGGCTAGAGATATGGCTCTTAATTCTCAGACTGCTGGACTCAATATTGGTCAGAATGCTGCACAGAGTATGGGCGATGCAATGTCTAATAGAAGTACGTTTAGGTACATTTAAATGGCCAAGAATCCCCTAGAGCTAGGGATAGTAAAGGATCTCTTTAATATGGATATCGGTGGGGGGATGGATACCTCCACTGGGAATCGGAATGTCAATTTGAATAAAGAATTAATTTTCAATTCAAAATATGATAAGACTGGACCTCGACTTCAATATGAAGATGACCCAGAAGGTCTTGTATATGATCACAAGAGAGGACAATATGTTAAAAAAGGAGCCCCTACAGGAATATGGGGACAATTAATGCAGGCAGCAGATTGGGTAATCCCTGGACGAAGAACAGATTGGGATATGGCAGGGCATATTAGCCCTTATGGGACACCTCCAGAAGCAGGTACATTAGGTGGGCAACGTGTACAAATAAAGCCAATTATTGCGAATCCTGAATACAATCCGAATACAGCTCAAACACAGCAAAGCCCAGTACCTGGGATGTCTATGAGTCAGTATTATAAAAATGTAGCTTTACAGGATGCTTATACTGGATGGAGAGATACCAGGTTATTAAATACAAGATTAGGTCAGGCATCAGGATTTTTGAAGGATGCTAATTATTTTGCTTCTGAAATAGATAAAAAAATACTAGCTGATGCCGCTGCATCAGCTTTAGGACAGTCAAGATTAAGAACTGAGGCTGCACACCAAGCGGCCATACCACGGTTTGCAAAAGCAGCGCTTATTGAAGCAAGAGCTAAATCACAAGATGCAGCTAATACGTTTGGTGAGTTAGGTCTTAAGAGAACTTACTTTAGTTAACTTAACCGTTGGTAGAATCTAAATACTGTTAATTAATAAGTTTTAAACAATGTCTAAGGAAGATCCAGGTGGCGTTAAGGCTGCAGAAGCCGCTAATAAAGAGGCTAATAAAGAATGGACAATTGACGGTCGTAAATATACCGTTGACCAAGAGACGACAAATCAGCTCGTATTAGACGAAGCTGCAGCTGCTCAGACAAGAGCAAATATGAAGTCGGCAGCTGATCAGGATATGGTCCTGAAAAGTTATTTTGTAAATGAAGAAAAAGGTGTAGCTCGATTAGGGTCTGATTTAAAGAGAGCAGAGTTTGAAACTGTTGGTCAACAGGATCGTTTAAAAGAAGGTGTTGTTGGTTTAGAAAGACGGAAGGCGTTAGAAACTGAAGGAGCTGAAACACGAGAAACTGCTGGAGTCGTTGGTAAGCAGACTCGTTTAACTGAAACCACAAAAGGTCAACAGGAACGACTTACTCAGCAAGAAGGATTAAAGGAAAGTGGTAGGCAGCAACGAGAGACTCAATCTGAGCGTTATTCAGGAGAAAGAGGTTTAGAACGAGAACGTGGATCAGAAGCACGAGCATTGGCCGGTAAAACCGCACAAGAGGCTCGTGAAACTCAAGCTGAGCGTTATCAGGGGGAAAGAGGACTTATCAGCACTGGTGGTCAAGAGCAACGAGAGACACAGGCTGAACGTTATTCGGGAGAAAGAGCATTAGCAGCAACTAAAGGTCAAGAAACTAGAGAGACACAGTCAGAGCGTTATGCCGGAGAGAGAGGTCTTGCTGCTGCAACTGGAGCACAGACTCGTGAAACTCAATCTGAGCGTTATGCCGGAGAGAGAGGCCTTGCTGCTGCAACTGGAGCACAGCAACGAGAAACTCAATCTGAGCGTTATGCAGGTGAAAGAGGACTTGTTGAAACCGGTGGTAAGCAACAGAGGGAAACTCAAGCTGAAAAGTTTGCTGGAGAGAGAGCTAGTATTTCTAGAAGTGCTCAAGAAGGACGGGAAACTCAAGCTGAAAAGTTTGCTGGAGAGAGAGCTAGTATTTCTAGAGGTGCTCAAGAAGGACGGGAAACTCAAGCTGAGCGATATGCCGGAGAGAGATCTCTTGTAGGTGCTGGTGGAGCTGAGACTCGACAAACACAGGCTGAGAAATTTACAGGGGAAAGAGGATTACAAAGAGTGTTAGGGGAAGAATCACGTAAATCGCTTAGAACTGGTGGATCAGAAACACGATTAACTGAGCAGACTAGAGGTGAACAAGGTAGAGCATTAGAAAGAACTCGTGGGTCAGAGACTCGTCGTACAGATTTGCAAAGAGAGTCATTCCGTCGTTATAAGGAGAATAGGGATTATAGTCAGGCTCGCGCTGGCTCTAGAGTATGACCGAATGGCTTAAAGTCTTAACCGTTAAAGATCGGGAAGCTTTTCTAGCCTTTTGTAAACAAACTAAGAGCCCAATTCAAATGTATTTGTATTCCCGATTTTTAGGGTTTGCAGGTACTATCGTTCAATGCGATAAATGGGCTCAAAGAAAATTCAAAAGGCGTAACTTCAATGAGGTATTGGAAACTGAAATTGACTCGATGCAGCAAGATATTTCTAACTTAAGAGATGGTATTCAAATGGGTATGGTGAAACAAGATATGGGTACTGCCAGAATTGCAATGCTTCAGAAAGAATTGAGAGGAACAATTAAACAGCTCAGTGATGAGAAGGTCTTACTTGATAAACAAGGTTTGATTCTTGCTGGTGCGGATAGAGCTTTAAGGGAGATGCTATCTATATTTAGAGATGATCCTATTGAAGGTCCTTTAACAGAGGCATCAATGGGAGTATGGACAAAGATTTTACAAGAAGAATCTTAGAAATAACTACGCTATGCTACGCCAATGGCAGGCACAAGTATTTATAGCGTTTATCGACGTACTGCGAGAGCAGCTGCTAAACAACAGGTAGTTAGGAAGACTTCTACTGTTGATATTGATAGAGCTCGTGAAGACTTTGCATATTTCTGTGATGTAGTTGGTAATAAACCTCCAGCTGAACATCACAGACAGTGGCACAAATATCTATGTACAGGGGAGAGTAGTGGTTGTTTGATTGGTATTGCCGGTCCAAATATTGATATTCTTGCGCCACGGGGTTCTGCGAAATCAACAGTTTTAGGTTTATTTACAGCTTGGTCAATTGGTGTACATGCTTTAAGGCGAATGCCATTAAAGATTTTATATATTTCATATACAGTTGATGTTGCTAGACCAAAGAGTGCTGCGATTAAAAGGATTATTGAAGAAAACAAAATTTATAAAGAGATCTTTCCCACAGTAAAAATTGCTAAAGGAATTAATTCAAATGAGTATTGGAGTATTGATTGGAAATTTGCAGGTATTAGATCGACTGGTGAAGAAGAGTTTAGTGTTTGTTGTGCTGGTCTAAAGGGTGCTGTTACTTCAAAACGTTCACATCTATGTATTATTGATGACGCAATTAAAAGTGCAGATGATATAAAGAACAGGGATATTCGTCAAGCAATGGAGGATAACTGGAATGCTGTCATTGTTCCAACGATGTTTGAAGGTGGTAGAGCAGTTTGTCTCGGAACTCGTTTTCGCCATGATGACATTCATAACAGCACTTTCACTCCTGCGAATGATTGGGTGCAAATTATTCAGTCTGCTATTACAGTGGATGAACAAGGAGAGGAAATATCTTATTGGCCAGCTATGTGGTCCTTGGACTACCTTCGTGACCGCAGGAGACAAGCGCCGGTTGCTTTTAGTTTTCAGTATCAGAATCAGATTGTTCAAACTAGTGAACTATCTCTTTCACCTGATTTGATTGTTAGAGGAGGTATTGCTACACAATTTGATGCTATGGGTGTAGGAGTTGATTTATCAGCTGGTGTACGAGAACAAAATGACTTTACTGTTTTTGTGATGGGTGGACGTATTGGAAACAAGATTCATATTATTGATTGTAAGAGATTGAGGATTATGGGGAATTTGGAGAAGTTAGAAAGTCTTATGGAAATGATGGAGGAGTGGGGAGTTATTCATGGAGAAGGGAAGAATTATTTTGCTACTGGTAATTCAGTTCATATTTGGTCAGAAGCTGTTGCGTACCAGGCTTCTTTAGAGGCTGATTTTAAACGAATATGTCAGGGAGAGCATGGTTTATATAATATGATCTGGCATGCAGTCAAAGGATTTCGCGGGGATAAAGTTGCTCGCTTTAGGGGGATTATGGGTCTATTTGAACAGAGGAGAATTACTTTTAATAAGTATCGAAAGTTCACTCATTTGACAGATGAGATTGTCAATTTTGGTGTTAGTTCTCATGATGACTGTGTGGACGCCTTGGTATGGCTATGCAATGGATTAATGTCTAAAGGAAAACTAGAGTTAGAGTATTGACGATTTAAACTGGAAAGACCACCTTCCAATGTCAAACAGCTATTACAACTTAGAAATCGAACAGGACGCTTATGGTTCTGTCGTTATCCCACTTCCTGATGAACTTTGTCACGATATGGCGCTTCAGCCGAGTGAACGATTTGATGTTGAAGTTGAGGGTGACGTGATTACTCTAAAACGATTACATGCTGGCTACAACATTGACCAATAGACAACTTGTTAAAAACTCATGAGTGATACTGCTGTTAAATCTGAACTTGACACTATTCTTAAGGCGGTAGTTAATCGTGATGGGAGTGGGTCAGCTGACACGATGTTGGTCAATGCTCATCTGTCTCAGATGAAGATGTTTGGAATACGTCAAGGCGTTGAGTTTTATCCTGATCAAGATAACTTTGGTACACAAAGATTTGATTTTATTCAACAGGTTATAAAGTTTAATAAATTAGATGCTCGACTCGATTCAATGTGGGATCGTTTCTTAGCTTATGGAAAAGGTCTTTTTTATATTCGACCAACACAAAAAACTTATCGCCTTTATTGGTTTGATAAAGATTCTTATCGCACTTATTATTCTCCAGAAGGTGATTTAGAAGAAGTCATTATCATCTATCCCTATAAGGTTAAGTCCTCTAAGGGGTTCAAGGGTGCAGGTTTAAATACAGATAAACGTTACATGCGTTTGCGTATTACTCCAGAAGAGATTGAAGAGTTTCATAGTGAACAAGAGATAACTTTTGATAATGAAAATTTAGAATATGCAACCTTTGATAAGAAGACTCACGATAACACTATGGAGTTTATCCCATGTGTAGAAGTCTTTAATAATCCAGACGCTTTTGGTACTGAGGGTGCTGGTGAATTTGAGTGGTTATCAAGTCAGATACTTGCTCATGATGAGATGGTGAAGAACATTCGGGCAAACCTTTCATTCTTTGGTAATCCAACTTTACTTTCTTCTCGTCCTAAGCAAGATATTATTGAACAGAATTCAGATGATGCTGCTCAGAGACCAAGTATTTCTAGTCAATCTGGATTCCAATCAGACTTCAGTTTGTCGAGTTCTACTTTTAAACAAGACCCTTCGAGTAGACAGCAACCAGGTTATATAGGTAAGCCTGGTAGTGGTTACCGTGTTCCTAGAGTTATTGCAAATTTAGAGCCAACGGATCGTGTTGGTTTTATTACACCTAATGCTGTTAGTACTGACCAGGCGAGATATTCGGAACAACTACGAAGTGAAATACGTCTTGCTCTAGGTGGTATTGATGATTTAAGTATTACTAATGTAACTGCAACAGAAATTAAATCTGCTTATGGTCGTGTTAGTGCCACAGCTAAGAAA